AGCCAAGATGCTTGTGAAGCCAGATAACTGGAACTTCTACACTCAACCTTCTGGCATGGTGGAGAAGACCGACAAAGATGGCATTGTCTTGGATTACAACCCCAACAAGACTGCTGAGAACAGCAAGCATATGTTGAAGTCGTATTATCCGAATCTGATTCGCGGTAAGACTAAAAGCTGGATTGATGTATATGTGATGAATAGGCTTGGTGCCATACAGGATGGCAAGCCTGTGTATCCAATGTTTGCGTCTGAAATGCACGTTGCTACAGAAGAGATACCTATCGCTGATGGCGTACCACTATATATTGGCATTGATTTTGGCTTGACTCCTGCGGCTGTCTTTGGACAGAAGGTGCGTGGACGCTGGCTTATTCAGTCTGAGATTGTTGCTATTGATATGGGTATTGTCAGGTTTGCAGAGTTGTTGCGTCAAGAGATTAGCACACGCTTTGGAAATCAAGATGTACACATATTTGGCGATCCTGCTGGCGACTTCCGCGCACAAACAGATGAGAGTACACCCTTCCAAATCTTGCGTGGAGCAGGGTTGAGGGCCATACCAGCACCGTCAAACTCAGTTGATTTGCGTTTGGAATCTGTGTCCCAAGCGTTAAATAAGATGGTTGATGGTAGGTCAGGGTTTTTGATTGATAGGCGTTGTCCATCACTCATCAAAGGGTTTGAAGGCGGATACCAATACAAGCGTATGGAAGTGTCTGGTGAGAGGTATGCTGACAAACCAGATAAAAATATGTATTCTCATATCCATGATGCTCTTCAGTATTTAATGTTGGGGGCTGGTGAAGGCAGACAGTTGATGTCTGGGCAGTCACCATTAAGGGCGTTCAATGCTAAGAAAGAGTATGATGTATTTGCAAGAAAGCCTAAAACGCGGCAGCGTCAGGGGCTATGGGCTAGAATGTAGGAGTAAAATATGTGTATAAGCAGATCGCCTGCCCCTCCACCACCAGATCCTGCTATTGAAGCGGAGCAGGCAGAGCAGAAAGCGCAAGCTACTGAAAGAGCAAAGTCTTCAAAAGCAGGACGCTTAGAAGAGGCATTGACAACTATTGCTGGTGGACGGCGTGGTGGTCGTGGTCGTAGGTCGCTGATTACTGGCTCTCGTGGCGGTATGGGCTATTACAATGAGTATATGGACTGATGATTTATAACACTCCCATGATGGTCGCTAATGGTGCTGATGAAATTTCAAAGCAGTACCTAAAGAAATATGAAAAAGCAAAACACCATCGGCAAAACTTTGTCGATTTGTTTGAGGAGTGTTACGAGTATGCTCTACCCCAAAGAGAGTCTTTTTATTATGAAGCAGCGGGTCAACGCCGCGATGACAAGATATTTGATGAGACTGCGGTGGTTGGTGTCCAAGAGTTTGCATCCCGCTTACAGCAAGGTCTTGTTCCTAATTTTGCAAGGTGGGCAGACTTTACAGCAGGAAGTGAAGTCCCGCAGGATAGCCGTGATGAAGTTAATAACGAGTTGGACGAAGTAACTGATTATGTTTTTGAGGTAATTCAGAACTCAAACTTTGGTCAGGAAGTACACGAATCATTCATGGATCTGGCAGTCGGCACGGGTGTACTGTCAGTGGCAGAAGGGGATGCGCTGAATCCTGTAGTATTTTCAGCTATCCCATTGCCACATGTTGTTCTTGATAGCGGCCCAGATGATCGCATCGATCACGTTTATCGGGAACGCATGGTGCGTTACTCAGACATCCCACTGATGTATCGCAAGGCCAAACTGTCGAGCAAGCTAACCGACAAGATTACTCGCTCACCAGATGAGAAGACTCGTGTTCTTGAGGTTGTCTGTAAAGATTACAGCAAGAAAAATGAAGAAGCATATCTGTTCTATGCAATCGAGTGTGGCTTGGGTGAGACTATTGCAAGCGAGTCTTACTCAGGCGTTGGTTCTAATCCGTTTATCTGTTTCCGCTGGTCTAAGTGCAGTGGTGAGATTTATGGGCGTGGCCCTCTCATCAATGCTCTCAGTGCTATCAAGACAACGAACCTGACGATTGAGTTGATTCTTGAGAACGCACAGATGGCTATCTCTGGCATTTATCAGATGGATGATGATGGCGTTGTAAACCCAGATACTATTAACCTCGTTCCCGGAACTGTAATTCCAAAAGCCGCAGGATCTATGGGCTTACAGCCCATTCGCGCCGCTGGCTCATTTGACGTAGCCAATCTCGTGTTGTCTGATATGAGGTTGAACATCAAGAGGGCTTTGTACAATGATATGCTTGGCAATCCTGACAGAACCCCAGCTTCTGCAACAGAAGTTGCAGAGCGTATGGCCGATTTGTCACGTCGTATTGGTTCTGCTTTTGGAAGGCTTCAAGCTGAGTTGGTACAACCTGTACTTCAACGTGTAGTTTACATTCTCAAGAAACAGGGCAGGATCGAACTGCCCACAATCAACGGAAGAGAAATCAAGGTACGGTCTGTTTCTCCTCTGGCACAAGCACAAGCAAACCAAGACATTACCTCAGTCGCAAGATTCCTAGAGTTGGTGCAGGGAAGATTTGGCCCAGAGATTACGAATATCCTTATTAATTCAGAAGAGACTGCCGTTTACCTTGCCAAGAAGTTTGGCGTTCCAGACAACCTGATTCGGGATGTTAATGAACGTCAACAGTTGGTGCAGATGGCGCAACAATACGCGCAACAGCAACAACAAATACAACAACAAGCGGCAGGAGTAGCACTTGGCAACCAAGGCCCACCTCAGTCTTGATGGACATCCTCGTCCAAAAGAGATTGACCAACAAATTTCTTTGACTGTTGCATCACTCTTTTCCACAGATGCGGGGAAAGAAGTGTTGCGATATTTGAAGTCAATCACCATTGAACAAGTACACGGCGCGGCTGTATCAGATGCGGAGTTGCGCCATGTTGAGGGTCAGCGATATATCGTTGGCATTATTGAAGCGCGTATCAAACATGCACATAAGGTGAAAGCAGATGAGTGAAGAAGCACAAGTTGAATCTGCCGCCAGTGCTGAACCAACAGAAGCAGTACAAACTGAGACTGCGGTTGAGCGTCCTGAGTGGCTTCCAGAAAAGTTTGGCACAGCAGAGGATCTTGCTAATGCCTACTCTTCCCTTGAAAGCAAGCTGGGTCAAAAAGAAGAAGACTATCGCACTGCCTTTATGGAGGAGATTGAGAAAGAGGCTTACTCCAATCGTCCTGCTTCTGTAGGCGACTATGAGTTACCAGAAGGTATTGATGATGAGCTTGCTGGCGACAACGAGTTGTTGCAGTGGTGGGCAAACCACGCCTTTGAGAACGGCTTCAATCAAGAAGAGTTCTCTGAGGGCATCAATATGTATCTCGGTGCATTAAACGCAGATGTGCCTGACTACGATGCAGAGCTTGCACGGCTTGGTGATAATGCCTCTGCTCGTACAGAAGCTGTATCTTTGTTTGCAAACAACTTTTTCCCACAAGAGCAACTGGGCGCGATTGAGCGTATGTGTGAAACTGCTGATGGCGTAATGGCTCTAGAAACTATTATGGAAGCCATGAAGGAAGGTGGGCCTAGCGCAGATCAAATTGCAGCAGCGCGTATGGATGAGGGTGCGTTGAAGCAGATGATGCTTGATGAGAGATATCACAATCCAAGCAAGCGTGACCCAAATTTTGTGCGTCAAGTAGAAGACGGCTTCAAGAAAATCTATGGTTGATATTTTGAAGCGTGTCGGG